TGTGCGCCGATACCCTTACCAATGGCGTCGACGTGGTTCAGATCCCCCTTGACCATGCTCTGCGCTTGGACCTTCATGGCAGAGGTCAGGTTGGAAGTCCGCGCCGTGCCTATAAGACCAGCAAGCGCGTTCTTCTGAACGTCATTCATTCCTTCGGTCAGCTTGGAGATACCCGCGTCGAACGCCTGTTGAGACTGTTCGTAGTGGCCGGGTGCACCAATCGGTGCCGCCATTCTCCGCGTAATTTCGTCTTGCTCAAAGCCCAACTGAAATTCAGAGAAGGACGCCCGCGCTGAAGTGATAGCGCGTTTGTCTTCGCGCTGTCTGAGGACACCACCGAACTTTACTATGTCGGACCCTAAACTGGCTAGGGCTTGCCCGCCGCCGCCTTGGTGCGCGGCGGTTTCCATACCGCTGTTGGTCGGGCCAGCTACACCTTGTGGCGCGTCGAATGAAGTGAATTTTGCCATTCTTTAAGTCCTAAGAACCAACGGTGAGCCTGTGCCGCCGCCGCCCGAAACCGGGTTGAAGTTGCCGGGGTTGAATTGGATAGTAGACCCCGCCTTATCAGCGGAGCCAGCACCCAAACTCGCCGCACCCATTAGGATTGACGAGAAAGCGCCGAACACGGAATTTGACTTGGCGTTCTTACCTCTTGCGATTTCGCTCTGCGCCCGGTTCTCAAAACCTATGGCCTCGACCTCGCCCGCGTGGACGAGAGACTGAATAGCCAATTCCTCCTCAAGCGCCGTGTCCTCAAGCAAGTCGATCTTATCAGGGTCAAGGGCGCGGTTCGTACCAGCGCGTTTACCAGCAAGCCGTCTCTGGCGTTTGGCGTTCTCGTTCGCCGCCAGCCGTGCGGCGTTGGCGTTCTGGAACAGCACACCAGCGTTTCGGTTCGCGGCTCTCTCTGCGTCCGCACCCTGCTTTAGCTGACCGATAACGGACATCGTGGTTCCGATAACGGTAAGCGCGATTGTGGTATAGCCGCTCATATCATCTACCTGTTATCACTACAATATCGTTCTCAGGGTTATTATGGGAACCCAACATATCAACCTCGTCTGTAAACTCCGCTTCCGCTTCCTCGACTGTCTTGGCGTCTGTGGCAAAAAGCATCGTGAAGTCGCTGTCCCGGTGGGCGAACACAATCTGCTTACGCCCTGCGCGGGCGGGCGTGACGGTATGCCCGATAAGGTCAACCTTCCCCGCCCCGGTGTAAATCGTTAAATGCCCGCTCGTAACTACGGTGGTGTCAATCTTAATCAAAGCGCCCACGGTCACAGAACTGGCGGGCATCTGCATAGTACGGCTGTAAATCCCGCCGTGTAGAACGTGGTGCGTTTTCACTTGACACTGAGGTTGAGCAAGGGCTTCAGCCTCAAACTCTCGCACGGCCATAAGCGCGTCTGCGCTCATCGCCGGGATAGCCCCTTGTGTGGTGGTTAAGTCCGTCATTGTAGTGACCTGAAGAATACTTGGTTAGCCGCCGTGTAGCCAACCTTCGGCATGACTTCAGCCAGCTTGCTACCGTTCGGAGAACTGACCAGTATACCCACCGCACCCAGCGTGGTTGCCAAGCGTTCAGCTTCCCGCAACAGCATCAACCCTGCACCGCCTTTACGGTGTTTAAACCCTACGAAATAACTTTCGGTGGTGGCTACCAACTTACCGTAGTGCGGCAGGGTATTAACTAACAGGTTCAGGAAGCCGACCATGCGGTCATCATCATACGCACCGAGAACGTGCATTATCCCGGCGTCCTCAATCTGTTGGTAAATCGCTGGCTGGCAGACAGGTTGCGGCATACCGTTCATGGCGCTTTCTTCGCAATACTCATCGAACAGAGTGGTGAAGTCGGGGTCATCGAAAGCCTGTTTAAACGTGATGCGGATTACCTCTGTCACGGGGTTATCCTCGCATATAGCGCACAGTCCCGTCCGTCAGGGCTGTAATGCTTCATCCGTTCGCACTCCATTTCAAAGCCCAGCATTTTGGCCCAGCGGTGCGCCGCTGGAAAATCGCAATCGACGGTCATTTCAATGCGCCTGATGTGACAACCATCCAAGAATTTTTTAACAACACGGTGGCCCTTGAGGAAGTCTTGGGGCGTACTCTTTGCGATAAACGCCCAAGCCATTGCGCGGCCCATCCACAAAGGTAGAACACCCGCCGCGCCGATAGGTTTACCATCAGAGAAAGCCGTGTAGCCGGGTGATTGCTCAAGCCCCACACCCTCCTCTAGCGTGACCCAATTACTCAAGTGCGCTTGCATGGATTGTAACTGTATGGCGGCGAGGTGTTCTGCTTTGAAAGGTACAACTTCAAACATTATGATCTATCCTGTGTTTCCATCTGGGGCATGATTGCCTCAATGGTAACAGGTAAGGGGTCGGTCTGCCGGTAAAAAAAGTGTTCGTCCGTGGACAACTCACCGTCCCACTCTAACTCGTGGTCACCTGTGAACAGCGGAACGGCGGTGTCCATCGGGTCACCGCCTTCGCGGAGGACCAGCCGGTCGAGGTTATCTGTGTCTGGCCCCATGAACCCGCCAAGGGTCTGAAGGAACCTGATAATGACGCGGTGGAAGCGGATGAACTTACCTTGGCTCGTACCATCCCGGGCGCCGGCATCCTGTCGTAGTGTCTCAAAATCAGACGTATAGGCCAAACCAACATGAGTTATGGCAGATGACCTATCCAATGTAATTGCACCTGATGTTACAGTTTTATCGGCGTGAGTAGAACCTTCCGTTAGCACCTTCACAACCTCACCTTCAAGGTGGTCGAGGCCGGAGAGAACCGTGGCCCGCTCTCTGAGTTCGCCGCCAGAGACGTAGGTGGTGAATGCGGTGCTGTTGATGGCGTGGCGAAGGTCGCCCCCGCTGGTGTAGGAGGTGTATCCGGCTCCGGTGATACCCGACAATTGAAAAGTATCAGAGGTTTTGTTGGCTACGGTAAAACCCTTCCCGTTCAACTCGGTCATCCCGACGACACCAAATATACCGATTTCATCACCATCTGACAGACCATGTGCGGCGGCGGTAATAACTGGGGGGTTCGCTGCTGTCGCGGCTGAAATGGTGGTGTTCTGTTTGGTGTTGCTGAACAACTCCAAGGTGTTTGTCGCTGTCTCGCCCGCAATGTAGGCGACTCCGTTCAACTCCGTCATCCCTTTGACAAAAGTAATTCGGACATCGTCGCCGCCATCGACGCCGTGTGACGCTGACGTAATCACGCACGGGTCGGCGGCGGTTGCGGCGGTGATCGTCAGCGGTACGTCAAGGCTCAACCCGCAATCGACAAAGAAGGCGTCTTCAGGGTCGTTACTTTCTTCCCAGTGAGGTTTCAAATACTCAATGTAGCGGCGGGTCGCGCCGTTGATGTACCGCTGAACAACTATGTAAAGTTCGTCAGCCGTGCCGTTCGTGTTCGGTATGACGGCAACGCTCTCGACCTTGGTTTGGGCCGTTCCCGCGTCACTCTGCCCCCCTAGAACGTGCCGTGACCAGCCGACAACCTTCTGGTCGCGCTCGTAGGTCAAGCAGATCAACGTACCGTCCGTCAGGGTACACCATAGAAGGCTCTGAGGCTCTGTCTGGTACGTCATTTCCACGATACCAGAACGGCTAATATGTTCGGACACCAGCGTCAGGTCGGGCGCTCTGAAACCGTCATCCTCAAAGACGTAGGCTAGTTCGCGGACCTTACGCAACGCCCGCTGAACGAACAGGATGGCGCGCCCAGCCCGCATGGGTTGGATGTTGGCGCTACCGTAGGCAGATGACCGCTTACTCTGGACGTTGGCGGGGGTGGTGACGCCGCCTGTGTCAGACGGGCGCAAGACCCACTCGCCGCCTACGGTCCCAATCAACAGACCTTTCTCATCGTCTGCAATCCATTGGATAGCGTTGACGGTGTCAGCGGATAGATTGTTCGTAATGGCGTGATCGTCAACCACCGTGGCGTCAACGTCCGTGGGCGCGAAATTCTCAAAGTCACCCGTGCGGCTCATGTCCACACGTTGCGGCTCACTTGTCCCACCAGCAAAACAAAGCCTATTCTGGTGGAACGTAACCGCGCCGGGGTAGCTGGTGTTGTCTGACCAAGCCCCAAGCCGCCAGTCTGCCGTAGCGGTGGTAGCGGACGCATCAGGGCCGTCTATAAAAGCGGTGCAAGTCTTCGCGTTCGTAACCGCCGTGATCGTCAGATACGTCCACTCTGAAGCGGGGTCTTGCCAGCGGATGAGCCGCCCGACATCGGTGGACTTGAACCCGTCTTGATCGTTGATACCTTTGGTGTGTTGTGCGGACGTACCAGCGGACCCATACGAGGTGAAACCAGTGCTATCAATATCAACGTCAGACGTATTTTGTAAGCTGTAGCTATTAGCGTCTATGACCGTGACATGGTAAAATATATCGTTCAATTCCGTCATACCAACAACGGCTGCTATGAAAATCGTATCGCCGCTACTGTAGCCATGCCCGGTGTCTGTAACGACACACGGGTCGGCCTGGGTCGCGCCTGAAATCGTGGAAGTGGTGGGGTCAGCGGAAGTGACAGTGACGGACCCGGTAGTTCCTGAAAGCCCCATTGTTGTCGTTTCGGTGTTCGTCCGTAAATACGGGCCATCGGCGAAGGTAATGTCGGTGATCGTCCAGACGGTATCCGCAGAGCGCGAAATCTTACGCGGCTCGAAATCAGGGTGCGTCACATAAAGGATGTCTGCGCTCTGTGCAAATTTCAACTGAAACAGGGACGCCGTGGTGTAGGTGGTGGCTAACTCAATCGTTTGCGCGGACGTACCAGCGGACGAATAGGTGGTAAAAGAAGAACTATTGATGTTGGTCCCGTCGATGTTCGTCAGTTCGTAGGTGTTGGTGGTCTTACTAGCGACAAGATAATACTTGTCGTTCAACTCCGTCATCCCAACAACAGCAGTTATGAAAATCTCCGCGCCGTTTGAATAGCCGTGACCTGTGTCTGTTACAACACAAGGATTGGCTTTTGTCGCGGCTGAAATGGTGGAGGTGGATGAACGAATCGCCCCGTTATCTTTATAAAATCGAGCGTAGAGATGCCCAAATTCAAGGATATACGCCTGAGTGGTCGAAAACTCAAAACGTACAATCCTAGTGGATAGAGAACTTGTTTTAACTTCCTTGATGAAGACTGTACCGGGACGGCGTTCAACCGGACCCTGCACCAGAGGGATGAAGTTTAAACAGGTCTTCAGGCCCGTCTTGTAGCGGTCAACGTCAGGCCGACCATACAAGAGAGATGAAATTTCCCCACCGTTGAAATTGTTCTGTATTGCTGAGACTTTTGACACTTAAAGCCTCGCGGTAACCCAAGTGTCCGTAGGCGGCTTCTGCGGTGGACGTTCAAACGCATTAACCCGCCGCGCCTCTTTCTGGACCTCCTTATAATGAAAACGTGCTTCCTCTTTCTTCTTATTCGACTGTGTCACCTTCTCTGATATATCCATAGCAATACGGGCAATCAGAAGTTCCACGAACAAGGCGTCGAATGTGCCTTCGTCTGTGATACGTTTGACGTACACAAGATTAACAGGCGAACTGTGGTCGGTGTGGATGAACCGTCCGTATATCTCAAAGTCATCCTGGGTATCCGTGCCATCGACCCCGTTGGTCGGGAGTACCCTGAGACTGTCTGACGGGATAGCATAACGCTTCGCCGCGCCAAAAACCGGGTCCGTACTATCTGCTGCAACCTGTACCCGTTCGCGGGCAAACGCCCAAGAGTTAGCGCGGAGTTCGCTGTCGCGGGCTTGCGCGTAAACCCGGTTGCAAGCCCGGCCAGCGGTGCTGTCTTCAGCTAAGGACGAGATAGACTTAGCGCCTACCCGTTGCAGAGCGAGGTTGCAGATGCTTACCGCATCAGTCATTTACCGCTCCTGTTAAGTCGTAAACGTGCAACCACCAGAAGTGACCACTTGACCGCTTACATACCAACCTACGCCATCACAGAATACTTCAATCCAATCACCTTGGAGGAATTTATCAGCAACAAGATTAATAACACCTTCATCAGCAGCAGCAACCAAAGCACCAGCAACGGTGCATTGCCCATGAATGGTATTGTCATTGTTGGTACAAGCAATAGTATGATTGCCCCCAGTGACTTCAGTAGCACCCGCATAGAATTTATAACGTACCCCTTTAGCCAGGGCCGGTAAGGTAGTTACAAACGCTGTCGCAGTATTGAAGACAAGGGTTGCACCACTTTCAGCCGCAGTAAGTACATTAGTAGTTGTGACAAGCTCTGTATTAGCCGAGCTATCCGCAGCCATATTCAATTCATCCGCCGTAGCTGTCGTCCCGACAGTATCCGTAAGGCTGGTAGCATCAATTTTGACAGGCCCACCCGTGCTGGCGTCCCAACGGACATTATAATCACCAGAGGCGGGGACGCCCGTGGCGGTAGTTAATTCAGTGATTTTCTTGTATGCGAGGGCATAGTCGTCAGCCATGTTTAAACTCCTTTAAGATAGAATGGGGTGACGGCGGTGGCCGTCACCCCACCAAATCAATCGACCACCCAAGTACAGGTGAGTTCAATCTTTCCCGACCCGTTAGCGCCAGCCAGAGACACGGTAATTGGGATACCGTCCTCGTCTGCGTCAACGATGCTGTTCAACTTAAGCGCCGCCGTCAGAGCCGCACCAACCGTGGTGATACCCGTAGACGCCGCTGCTGCTTTGAAGTCATCGACATCAAGAGCAACCGCAGTCCCCGCGCTGTTGTTGTAAGCCGCATGGCCGACAGACAGTGTGGTTGTGCTACCAAGAGCCACATGGACAAGCTGCATGGACAGGATACGCGCCCCGTTTGGCAGATTGAACATATGGATGTCAGACTGTTCCGTCGCCGCTGTGTAATCGGCATAAGAAACACGAACACGACCAGCAGATTCACTGGTCTTGATCTTAGTCTTAGGGCTGTCTTGGTCCCACTTAGTTTTCTGGGTGCTATAAACTGTAGCCATCGTTTAAGCCTCCGAACAAGTGATTGCGACGACTTTCTTTTCCTCAATACGGGTAGCGCCAAAAGTTCCCTTGACGTAGACCTGAGTTGAGTAAGATTTGTCGGCACGATCTGAAATCTGGACATTGATGTCGTTCCAGAGTCCAAGGTGAAGGCCAGATTGCGCCCAAGTAACCACGGTGCGATCTGTACCAGAGAGAGCAAGACGTTGGCTGTCGATGAAGTTAAAGCCCATGAAGGCTCTAATACGTCCATCAACAAGCACAGGCTTATTTGTGAAATCCAGGCTGACAGCCTGAGTTTGACCTAAAAGATCGTCGTGCTGTTGTGCGCCAATGGCACACCACAAAGGCTCGTTGTCCACATCGACTTCAGCGGCAATCAACAACTGCATGGCTTCACGCAGTTTGGCAATCGTTAAGCCACCAGCCGTTGTCCCGGCTGTTTGACCAGCCGGAAAAGTCGTTGAAGTGGTCCCATCTTCGCCCGTCAGGGAAGTCCCCGTGGCGGCGGTGATGATGAGGTCATCGATTGCACGGCCAAGAGCCATAGCGCCGTTGATGGCGTAGGGGCTGGTGGGATCGGCAATGATACGGAGCTTGTCTTGATCGTCAATGAGGTCAGCCCATTCATAATCGGTGGGAAAAACCCAACGCTTATCTTGGGGGGTTTCGATTAACGGTGTATCGGCATGGCGAGTGGTTTTAGCAACCGCCGTAACTGCACCGAGTTGGTTGACGGCGGCACCACTTTTACCGTGGTAGCTGTCTTCCATAACCGCGCCACGAAACTTAGACCCACGCTGTTGAAGCAGATGCTCAACAGTGCTTTTATAGTCAATAAGTGACCAGTCTAGGATTTCGTTAGACATTGTAAATGCCTTCCTTCTGTCAGTTAAAACAAAAGCTGAAGGCTTGTCCGGTGAGCCGGGGCCAATACTAGGGCTGTTTGGTCGGCCCTTGCGGGTTATCGACGAGGCCCGTTCTACACCACATGGTGCGCTCTGATTTCATTATTGGCATATATGATGTTTAAACGCAAGGGGATCACGGTTTCATGTTTTATGTTTCTTTCGGGTTTGTCGGGGTGGTGTAGTCAACTCAACAACCTTCGGACCTTCTTCAATATACTGCGCCAAGATTTCAGCGACAGCCAATACATTGTCAGAGGTCACACCCTCAAGCTGGCTTGCCAGCTTGAGGGCCTCTAAGCGAACCTGTTTCATTACACCACACCCGCCATGAGACGAGCCAAGGCGGCTTTCTTCTCAACCGCCGCCGTGTGACCGGGGTGTTGTTTATTGAGCCAAGCGTCCTGAAATTCCTTATTCATGGACAGGTCCGCTAATTCTGCTTTAGCTTGTTCAGGCGTCTTGTGGCCCGGTGTGACGGGGATGCCATCTTCGAAATTGTGATCTCCAATCTTAGTGTTTAAACCGTCCACGAATTTCATGGCTTCCACCGGACCCATGCTTTCGCGCAAGCCCGTCAACTGTTCGTCCGACATACCTAACTTGTGAGCGGCAACGTCAATACCCGCAACCTTCAAGTCGAACGCCGCGCCCCATTCGGTACGCAACTGTTTCTCCGCATCAGCGGCAGAGACGGCTTTGTCATCTACTGCCCCTTGCGTAGCGGCTTCAAAGTACGCTTGGTCGGCTTCAGCCAAACCCGATAGCTGGGCATCCGTGATACCAAGTTCGTGCGCTTTGTTACGCATCATATCAATGCGTGTGGTATCGGTGACGCCTTCAGGCAACGCGACAGAGTATTGCCCCGCTTCCTTCGGACGCCCCAGCTTTGTGTAGAACTCAGCTTTTTCTTCCGGTGTGGCATCATCACCCAGCATAGTAATCGTGCGCCCGGCGCGGTCTGCGCCGACCATCTTTTCGAGGTTGTGGTAACTCCCAAGGACATTTTCAAAACTTCCGTTTTGTAATCCTTTTGCTTCAGCCCAAGCCTTCGTCGTGGGGTCTTGTACCCCTTCAATCCAACCTGTCGTTGTTTCAGTAGCTAGGGGCGAACCCGCTACCGCGTTTACGTCTGCGCTTGTCTCGCCAGAGGGCGCGTTTGCTTCCCCTGGGTTGCCCGCTTCCACGGACCCAGCTTCTTCGGCCATTGTCTCTACTCTCCTTGTGGGTTGAAGTACGTCTGAAGCTGATCTTCAGACAGGTTGAGGTGTTTTGAGATACGGAGCCACACCTCACGGCGTCCTTGTAAAATTCCTTCAGCGCGGGAATCAGGTACGAACGTACTCTCATTCGCCCGACAGAACCGCGCCAGATCAATCAAGACCCGCTCACCATAAATTCCGTTGAACGTCTGACGGTAGGCTTGTCCACGGGTGACAAGAAAGTTTTTCACCTGTTCCGCTAATTGTATAACCGCCATTAGTTCAGCGCCTTCATTACACCAGCGGCGGCGGGCGCGGCATCGACCATCTGTTGCATTTGTTGTTGTTGTGCGCGGGCTTCGCGTAGTTGTTGAATCGCGGCGGGATCACGCATCCAAGACGCCGGGACCGCGTTGATCTCCGCTAGTTGCTGGTAGATGACATCGCTGTCGAACTGGTCGAGGACCGACAGGTCTTGCGTGGTGTTCGCGTAGGCAATGGCGGCTTCCAACGTGCGGAGCCAGCCGCTTGCTTCCTCTGCCCGTTGGGACCGGGACAGGGGGCTGTCATAGACAATCTCAAACTCGGCCTGTGCCTCAACCATGACTTCGGGCATCGGGGGTAAGATATTTTGTTTCATAAGAACGTCAACTTCACGTTCGATCATCGGGCCAAGGCTTTCAGACTGTTGGCGTCCCATCGTGGGAGACAACAACGCACCCTTCTCACGGGCGCGTTCCAACACTTCTGTCGCCGTCATCTGAGGCGTCTCTACGAGGATTTGAAAAAGGCTAACTAAAAATCCATCGTTAATTACTTGACGCTCCATGTCCATCAACTCTTGCCCAGCCGCGAGGTTGCCCACGGGGAGGGCGTGGACAAGGGCGCGGCCTTCGGCGGTAACACCGCCGGGGTTCATACTGCCGGGGGCCATGCTGAAGGTATCAAGGATACCGTCATCATGCGATAACAGAACGGGCGCAACCGCTCTGTGTCCCTGCGTGAGCATTGTTTTCTTCTGCTCGTTTAAAACTTTTATGGACGGTAAAACAAACATGGCGGGAGAGCGCCCGTATTTTTCACCCGGTCCAGTGACGTACCGTGAAATCTGATACGGCATCGTGTCGTAGCCGCCTTCGCTCAAAACGTGCTGGCCGTTGACGGCGATATAGAAAGACGCAAACTCCTTGCCTCTGGCGTCCACCCGGTTTGGTTCGACTTCTTTGCGTGGACGAATACAGTGGATGATGTCAAAGCGTTTGTCGGGCGTCTTCTCGTTCGCCTTCGTGACTTCGTCAGGTACGCTTTCCCACCGCTTCAACTCGACCCGTTGCATCATCTGCCGTGCGGTCAGTGAGTATTTCCGATAGGTGGTGTCGAGCAAACCTTGGTGGTTCAACTCAAACAAAATCTCTTTGATGTTGGTCGAGGCATACCGCAAGCCGCCCTTGTCGTGCTTGTCCACGAACATGACGGACGTACCGAACGCGCCCAAGCCCATATAGCTTTCATGTTGCTGGCTGGCGTAGTTGGCTTTCGATGCGTAGCGTTGTTTAAACAGGACGTTGGTCGCTTGCTCAAACCACAACTTAACGTCCCGCTCTTTCCCCAACTCGTCATGGTCGGGCGTCAGCCTGTGCCACTTCTGAGTACGCGGTGTCAACATACTCTCCATCGCGGCGGCAAACCTCTCAAGGGCCAAGCCGCCCGTGCTGTCGATCATCTTTTCGGTGCGCTTCTCACCCTTCGTCTGTTCAGACGTAGGTTTGAAAAAGGTATCAGAGTACCGTGGTAAAATCCTGTCCGCTATCTCCGTCCAGTGTGTTTCCCACGTTCCCCGTTCGCTTTCCAACTGTTCATAGCGTTTGATGATGTCAGCGGCTTTGGTACTCATGGTTTCTCACCTAACAGTGTGATCGTCGGTTTCTTCTTACGGACGGGTGTGGACCCGACAGTCGTAACGATACCCTCGTCTGTTTGAGGTTTGCTTTCACCCAGGTTGGTCAGGCCAAAGTCACCCTTGGGGCCAGTGGTCGGCCCCTCCGCGACGGATAGGTCAGGCTTGTCCTTCTTAGGTGTGCCGGTGCCGCCCTTCTCACCTGGGCGCACTTGCGGTGTACGAATTTGACCGCCCATACTACTGTCCCAATAGTTTCTTGGTTGCTCCGGTGGTGTCGCTGTCGGCCCTGGCATCCGCGATACGCTTACGCGCTACTGCCGCCGACGCTGGCTCTGGTTCCGGTTCTGGAGGGGGTGGCGGGGGCGCTGACACTGAAGGTTTACCACCGCCCATTACGCCGTACCCAACAGCTTCTTAGCTGTTTTGTTTTCTTCGTCGGCCCCTGTGGACAAGACGGTTTCTGTTCGGCCCGTCGCCCCGGCTCTACGCTGACGCGCTTCAAGCGCCGCCGCCTGAATTTCTGCGTCTGACCGTGTCGGGGGTGCGGGAGGTGCGATTGGTGTAGGGGCTGAACTGCCCCCAAATAAGCCACCCATGCTGAAGTCTCCTACCATGTGTTGCAACGCTCTAAGCTAACATGAAAAAACTCCCCAGCGCAAGGCTGGGGAGTTTAAACGGTATAGGACCGTTTTGTCCGGGGAGAGGACCACTAACCAAATAGCTCATAATCGACATCCCGCGCAACCCTTTTCCGTCTTCCGCGCCGGGCTGTCCGTCCGTCGAGCCTACTGACATTCCTTGAGAACGTCATCGCCAAGGCGTCCGCATAGTCAGGGCTGGCGAAACCTTCCTTCCGCATTTTCTCTTTAGGCCAGAGCGCCACCTGTCCCTTGAGGTTGATGGAGTAGCGCATCACACACAGGTCGGAAATCAACCCGTCTTCCTTCGGCAGTACGCCCGTGTTCAACCAATCGCGCATCCGACCCCACAACTCCGTCCTGTGAAGATAATACGTTGTCGGGTCTTGCGCTGTCTTACTGACCAGCACCTCCGTTATGTTGTACCCGGCTTTCTTCAATAGCTCGATCACTGGCCCGCCGATACCATCACCCTCAATGAACACATGGTCGGGCTTGTACCGCTCTATCGCGGTGGCACAGTGTGTCGCCATCTCGTCCGTGTCGCACTTGGCATACACCAACGGGGCTATGCTGGCCGCATCACGGCCCTGCCTGAAACGTATCACCGCCTTGTCCCGACCCATCCGTGCCGGGTCCACCCCCATCAACAGCGGCGCACCCAAGTCCTCGACCACCTCACGCGCCACCGCCTCCTCTACCGCGCCCCTCGACATGAAGTTCTCGTCACCCTGCCGGGGGAACTGTCCGTAGACCTCGACCCTAGCTTGGTCGCTGTCTTGCCCATACTGATTGATGATGTTGTCGTAGAGCGACTTGTCGTTCTCATCGACTGATCTGCCGTCAATCGTCTCATGGTCCCATTGGTCACGATTGCCGTGAAAACACTCAAAGAACTCGCCTGACGGATTACGCGGGTTGGATATGGCAATCCAAAACCTGTGTAGCGTCTTGTCCGTGAAGTACCCCTGAGCCACAGGCCAGATGCACCCCGGTATCCCGCTTGCCTCATCGAACAGGACCGCCATTGCCATTTGGCTATGGACCCCGGCATAAGCGTCCGGTGCCTCCTCTGACCAGAGCCTCGCCTGAATGTACCAATACGCATCGTCATATCCCGTTGTCTCCTTCAACGTCTGAACCAGCCATTCGGCTGGTTGTAAGCTCATGATGTTATGCTCGAACCATCTGCTATTGATGGACATGGTAGCCCACTTCCTAATCTCAGGGAAGGTCGTGGACTTCAACTGCATCTCTGTGTTCGCGCTGACCACCACGGTAGAGGACGGCAGACAGGAGAACAGCCACAGGGCCACCCATGCCAGAAACGCGGACTTGCCGATACCCCGGCCACTGGCACGGGCCAGCTTCATAAGTTCAGGGTCCAACCCCTGCATCTGTTTATTCTTGTTGTCTTCAATGTGGTCACGCATTTTCGTCAGCGCGTCCCTCTGCCACTGACGGGGTCCAACGTGGTTTTCAAGGGGTGTGCCGGGTTTCCCCCACGGAAAGGCGTAGAGGACGTAGCCTAGTGGGTCATCCCTGAACGTAAGGATTTTCGCAATAAGCTGTTGCTCGTCAGGGTGGGCTTGTTGCTTAGGCATGACAATTTGTCCTAACTAATTTTTCAAAAAATTTTAATACGGACGGGCCGCTTGAGGACTATAGAATATATTGCCGCCAAAACTTCGGGGGTACCACCCGGCACACCCCGCCTTCGATAATCTCAAAACCGATTTAATACTAACAGTTGTGGTATGCCGGGTGTGCAACCTATTGTAATATGTGGTGTGTCGGGTGCGTTGTTTAAACATCATCAGCATCACCCGACACAGTGACAGGTGACGGTGTGTCAGGTTGTACTGTGTCGGGTGTTACATCTATGAGAGGCGGTGTGTCGGGTGGATGGGTCAGCAGGGCTAGGGTGTCAGCGGCGCGTTTCATTTCAAGGCCAAGGTTTATGGCATGAATTTGAACGTCAACCGCAATCGCTTGCGGCATACATTTTGCGATCAGACCACAATAGACGGCGGGAAAATCGTCAGCCAGCTTGTCGAGATATTTACCGCCCTTGTTTTTCTTGCTGAATGACAATTCAACGGCGTCCTTTATTGCCGCTGTCATTTTGTTAGGCGTTCCTTTTTTACGCGACAATGCTTTGTCCTTTTCTAAAACCAACCCATTGGCGCGGTATTATAATACCGCAAACCGTTTTTTTGCAATGGGCGCTGTAAGATTTCCAAACCTATTCCGTCTAATTGGTATGAACACAAAAAAGGATAATCGTTTATTCGTTTGCGATAGCAAACCTGAAACGAAAACCGCCCGCCAGGAAATCAGAGCCAAAATGGTAGAAGATAGAGCAAACGCATTAGAAGGAATGCAATGGTTTTTGAGTGATAGCAAAGAGTTTACAAATGCCGTTTGTACTTTTATCGCGTCAAAAGAGGCTATTGAGATTTTAGACACCAAAGGTTTATTCGGTTTATCTCAATACCTGAAAACCGCACCATGATTAAATCCGGTTTAGTGTTAGTCGTTTGCCTTTTAATATGGGGGATGAACGCAAACCTTTAAACAAAATTCCCGTCCGATTTTATTCGGACGGGAAAGCGTTTAAACTTTTTTCTTGCAATGTGACAATATGGCGCGTATGTAAGGAATACGTTTTTGAAAGGGAATTCTAATGGCAAAATTTATCGTAATCGCAAAAAGCGGAAAACTACGGGTTAAAAGTTTTAATGACGCGCCCGATAATCTCGTAAGCGGGTCTTTGGCAATAGATAAACCAACAAAGGAGTAAATGATTATGGCAAGACATGGAATTAACGAAGGCGACTTAGTAACCCCCAATTGGGGCCCCGATAAAAACATTTACAGGGTGCGCTCAATCTTTACAGTCTATAGCGGAACAATGCTATACATAAACGCCACTGGCCATAATACGACGCAACAAACCGGCGGGCCTTTAAGCGCCTTCACTAAATATGATCCTTCCCCGAATTACAATTCAGAAGAAACATTCGCTGACCTATAACCCTCAACAATCCCCCGCGCGAGCTTAAATCGCCACTAGCCCGATAACAAGCGGGCCTAGCGCCGGGGCTTTGTGGTAGTTAAACTTTGAAAGGAAACCTAAAAATGATCTCACTCAATATTCTTGATTGGATAGCCGTTAACGGTTTGTCCGTTATGCTTTGCATTGCAGTCTTAGCAGTTATTTTTAAAGGGGAGTGAAAATGAATATGAATAGTTTTCACGCAAACCGAATGAAATGCGTCTCTATCTGGTGTGCGTTCGGAAAGCCGGGTTTCAATGTCGCAATGTGTAACAAACCTTGGGAGGGTTTTAGGGGTAAATGGTTTGCGACGCAAAAAGAGGCCATTGCCCATGCCAAGGTTACATATCCGAATATCAAGATTTGGAAAGAAAACCGGGCGGGCGATTATTCACAAGTCAAAACGGAATAAATCACTTAAAACGCCAGGGGTTAGCCCCTGACGTTTTGCGGGGATTATCCCAAAGGTTTTCTGAAAGGAACCAAAATGAACACAATCAAATATAACGCCTCAACCCTCGCCGCCGTTGCGCTTGCAATTTCGACAGAGGAAACCCGCTATTACCTGAACGGTGTAATGCTCAACGGCATAACGGCGGTTGCGACAGACGGTCACTTAATGACGGTTGCGGTTGACGATAGCGAACGCGCAAAAGACAACCCTACAGACGCACCAGCAATCATGCCGATTTCAAAAAAGGCAATCACCGCCATGAAAGGCAAAAAAGCGGAATATGTTGAATTTAAAGACGGCACGTTGACGGTATGGGATGAGTTCGACAATAAACTTTATATGGAACCGTCAGAAGCAATTGACGGCACGTTTCCTGATTGGGAACGGGTTATGCCGTCAACAGACGATAGCCAGGTATCGCATGGCGCGTTCGGTGCTGACCTATTAATCACCGTTGCCAACGGTGCGAAAATTCTCGGCAACGGTTCAGGGGCGCTTGCGGTTCAATTGCGCGGAGAGGATGCAACGTCACCGCACTATGTAAAATATGGCGACCTTGAGAACGTCTATTCGGTGCTAATGCCGCGCCGGGTGTAATTCACTTAAAGGGCAGAGCGTTTAAACGCGCTCTGCCTTTTGCGGGAATTATCCCAAACGCTTTTCTTTTGAAAGGGAAAAACAATGCCAAGTTTTGAAATGGTCGTAGGCGACAAAGTTATCGACATAACAAAAGACGTTACAGCGGCAAAGTCTGAAAAGGATATAAAAGACGCTTTGAAAAAAGCCCTCAAGAAAACCATGAAGGGAAAAAAGTAATGTCTGTTCTACAGATAACAAATTTTGATCGCATACTGCGTGAATTATGGTCCGACCAAGACCATGATAATGCGGGATTAGCGCCGCAAGACCTCGACCAGTGGCAGGCAAAGCGCGAGCGGTTTAACTTGCTCGACCGAGCCGTAAAAGAGGGTTTTGCAGAAACTAGACAATCTGGGGTCAACGGTGGAATACGCTATCACTCGACTTAGAAATTAACCAAAGGTTTTTTATGAAAGGAAAATCTTATGTCACATTTTTACGGTTCTATTCCGACAAGCGCCCGCAAGACAGTCCCAACGGCCCGCGCCCATAAATCAACGGGCCTTACAACGGTTGCGGCATCATGGGCGGGCGCGGTTCGCGTTGACGTTTGGTATAATGAGGAAACAGGAAAAGATTGTTTCCATGTTTACCAAACCCGCCATCATGGCGCGGGCGTCGAAAAATTACTTTCACAAGGGGAAATCGGCGAATAAACCCAAAACCCATCATAAAAGGAACGAACCAATGCCTAATATAATAAGAATATCTCACGAAATGCCAGAAGACGACAGAGTGGCGGGCGTCCTATATTGCCAATATTCTGTTCAAGACGTTTGTACCGTTGACGATAATCTAAAATTCCTAATACGCCGGGACAACAACGACGGCGGAGATTGGTTCGACGGTTATGATATGATTATAGAAGTCAATGGAAAAATTGCTTTGGCCAACCATCTTGATTTCGATTTTATATGGAAGAACAAACGACTTTGAGGCGACAAACCTTGAATAAACCCGATAAACCCCAAAATAGGCCCGCCAGGTTAACCCCTGGCGGGCCTTCTCCCCTTTTTATAGGGTGACATACCGGACAAAATGACATAGCCTTGACGGGCCTTAAAAATGGATAGGTAAATGCAATGACACCGGAAACCTTCAAAGCCCGGCGCTTGACGCTTGGCCTAACCCAAAATGCCATAGGCGCTTTTCTGGATATTTCCACGCGCCAAATTATCAGATACGAAAACGGATTTACGCCCGTCCCGCTGGCGCTAGCCATCCTGATCGACATCCTGATCGACAGAAAAATTCCGAAAATACCATCCTGATCGACGGGCGCGGCAAAAAATAATACTTTTCCATCCTGATCGACCATAAAAATAGCCCGACACAGTTTAAACGCTGTGTCGGGTGTTTTTATGCCCGCGCCGCAAATAGAGGAAAAAGAGCAAATAGAGGAGTTTTCCTAAGGAGTCTAAATAGAAGGACCGCTATTTTACTGTTATATTCTAAAGTTATATAGATATTTTCCTCTATTCCTCTATTAGAGTATAAAAACGGCAGACTTCTGGGATTTTTGATTAGAGCAAACAAAAAACTTTTCCTCTAATTTTCCTCTATGCTCCTCTAATATCCACCACATTCGTCGGCATTATCGCCTTTCCCAACTCCTTAACAACAATTTCGGTGTCGCGGCTAACATCCTGATCGACCCACTTGGTCTGATTTCGGATGGCGCGGACCTCTGTTTGCTTCCCATCGACCATATAACGCGCTCCGTTTTTTGTGTCATCGGGCCTCAAAGACTTCAATTTTCGCCACAATATCTTGGTGATATTACCCGGCTCACGCATTGTTTTCTCATCGTCCAGGTCACGCGCCGCCATGATGATGGCAACCTTCAATGAGGCACGGGTGACGATGTCGGGCGCGTGGTTGTCGCGTATCCATTCGGCTATGGCGTCACTAGGCGCACGGGTGTCCTCAATCATCCGCGCCTTCGACGGCGTCATCGGTGGGTAGATGTGTTTAAACCCGGTCAGGTCACGGCGCATCAGCCACCAGTATACCCGGCGAGGTTCCTGGGTCTTGAGCGAACCCGTCAAACGATCATAGTATTGATAATCCCGGCGCTCTGTCGGGTTCTCGACACAGAAAATACGTCTGTCACCATCCTCAATGACCATAGCATCGGCATGGTTGGTGAAGATCAGGGGGTTGTGATAGACGACCTCGTGGTAAATGCGGCCATATTTATCGTTGATGCGGATAGGACGGCCCGCATCACCCGGCTCGACGTTCTGTTTAAACGTGTCGTAGCCGTGCCAGAAGTCTTCGCGGGACAACGCCGTGTCTTTCGCTTCCTCGCAAATTAAAAATTGGCACTCGACCATCCACGAATTGTAGTTCTGCTCCGCGCTGGTCCCCTTTCCGATTAACTGCAACAACGTGGCGCTGTTACAATGACCCTGAAGCATCTGGTCAATGAGCCGACCTATCCATGACCGGCCCGTACCATACGCGCCTTCCGCGATCATGATGACGGCGTAAGAACGCTTGTCGGGGTTCTGTATTTTATGCGCCAGCCAGTTGTAGAAGGTTTCCCGTTCAAATTCGTCGGGGATGACATACTCCATGTGTTCGATGAAAACTTCCGGCGTCTCACCCGTCTCATCCCAATTCGGCGGGACATAGGTGTTGACGAACTTTTGCTCAAGGCGCTCGACAATGCCGGTGTCAGCCTCACGCGACACAGGCGTATAGCAAGTGTCCACGACCTTGCGGGTCTTCTCATGCTCGACAAAGGCGGTGGCAATGGTGACGGGGTTGTCACGCCCCGGCGGTGTGATCTTGCCGGGGTGGTCCTTGGTGAAGTCTGCCAACGACCACTTCCAGACGCCGCCTAGTGGGCGCTGGTGTAGGTCATAGACCATCTGCCCGGTGGACACATAGACGAACTTATCTTGAAGCCACGGCAACGGGTCATAGCCCGACACAGTAGGTGCGCCCAGCTTCGACGCCCATTCGCGGAACTTGGTCAGCTTGCGGTCAACGCAATGTTCGTGCATACAGTTGAACGCCCTGGTCTGGACGAATTTTCCTACCCCACGGCCTAGCGGTGAGTATCCAGCAATGTTCTCACCAGTGGTGTGGCTGTCAGCCCAAGGACAAATAACATCAACCCACTCCAACCCGGTGTCGCGTACCACATGACCGCCGTCAACGAGCCAATCCAGCAGAGGGTCAATGCCGTCCATCGCCGCTGCACCGCCCGTCTTTTCTTTAACATCGACATCCTTCACCTCGATTTCTGAAAAATTACAGCCTAGGGCGTCAGCAAGTTCATCCAGGGACCAAACATCTTTTTCCCAGTGGTTGACCACAGAACGGAAACCTTGCCGTCCTGGCTTGAGGTTGGCTGATCCTGGCAGACGCATGAGGCGATAACTTCCCCCTGCGCCCGCATCACCCCATCCTTGTCGATGGCAAAATTCGGCAAGCGCCTCATAGCGCCCCCAATCTGAGCCAGGGTCAAGGAAATATCCCCACTGCCAGTTTCCAGGGCTAGTCTCAATCTTCCAAGACGGCTCAACAGGTGGTGGAGTTCCTTTTGTTCCAATGTCATCCAGGACGAGACAATAATATCTTCTGAGATGTCTTCGCCCGCGACCAACCATTGTAGCTTTTTCATTTAACTCTCCACTGACTGTTGAAACACAAAAATACCACGCCTGGGCCTGGGTTTCAGGGTTCCACTTTCGGAACTGACGGGCGTCACGTTTAAACGACTTGAACCAGACGCCCGTGCCATCCTTCTTTTCAATGGCACGGGACACACAGACGTATTCATCATCGTTCAGGTCATCGAAAATGGTGTCGAGAAATTCTTTGGCGTGTACTGGCATTATAACCCCCGAAAAAGAACCCCTGCGCCAGAAGGCGCGGGGCTTTAGTTTACTTGTTTGCGTCTACGACTTGCAGAGGTGTTTCAGGCGCACCTAATGAAACCCGCCGACTTTGTACGGCTTCAGCGTATTCGCGGAACTTCTTACCTGCACCATTCGCCATCTTCTGACGTTGCTTGACCCGACACACTACAAGGTGATCGTTCTCAAGCGATACAGACACAAACCCCGCCGTCTTTTTTCCGTAACCAGACGCAATGAAGCGTTCAGGGCTGGTCAGTTCTTCATCGCGTTTATGACGCTTGAAGTAACTGGCGGCAACCGGGACCAACTCACACCCTTGGTCATCTTGCAGAAAATCGCGGATGTAGTCCCACCGGACGCTATCTTCCATTACCTTGAGGCTGAGGGTTTCAAGGATGTCTTCTTTGTTAAACGCCCCGGCGTGTTCAAGGTCTTCTGACGCCCGTTCCATTATGCTCTGATGGATGGCGCATTTACGCACCGTCTCACGGCGTACAAACTTACTCATTGGAAATCTCCTTCAAGTTGACCACCTTCTTCGGGTCCATAGTAATAACCCATTTGTCGGCGCGGCCAGACAGTTCACCCAATTCAAACTTGATGGCGCGGACCACCGCATGATCTTCTTCCAGCGTGATGTCCCCAAGAGCGGCGGTAACTTCCGCCAATTTCGTCGAGGTGCTGTCACCGTTCAGCATTTTAGTGATGCTGTTCTTCAGTTGATCGCCAAACTGTTTAAATAGTGGGGATTGCTTTTTACTCTGCTTGGCAAAGCGATAAGCATTTACATCGACCTGACCCCGCAAGTCCTTCTGCGCGATTTCACCCCGGCGGCTTTCTTTTGCCGTCTTGGTGACTGCCTTGCCGATTTGCTTCTTAGCTTCCTCGACTTCCTCGACAGGCCGTTTGTTCTTCTTAGCGGTCTTTACGACACGGGTAATGTTGGCTTTAGCCCGCTCACTTATAATTTTAGCCGTCTTCACTGAGAGATTATGAAAGTCTTCGCGCTTCACATGGTTATTGACGATAAGGCTATTCACGGCAGAGCAAGCCCTCGCGGTGTCGCTCATCTGTTCACCGTCGCGCTCATGGGTGTTTGTCCAACCCAATAACTTCGCAACACTGAGGTCACCCCGGGCCGCGCCCGGGAAATTAAGTGCGGCTTCCCATGTCTCAAGCATGGTGGCAAAGTCGGCATTATAATCTTCAAGGTTCTCACGGCCCATGAATTGAAGCATCTGTTCATCGTCCAGCTTGCGGACAACAACGGAGACTTCTTTCAAACCCGTTTGTCTTGCGGCTTCCATACGGTGATGTCCGAAGGCGATTTCGTAACGGTTGCCTTTCTTACGGGCAATGACGCCCTCCCAAAGACCAACGTCTTCGATGGAGCGTTTCAGTGCGTCGAGTTTACGCTCAACGTAAGGATAGTCACCAAGCCGCCTGAACGGGTTGGCGTCGATAGCGTCCATTGGGACGTTTTGCAGTTTAGTCATGTTGTCAACTCCTATGTTGTGACATCTCAACTTGCCACATACTATGTGTTGCGTCAATTCTCTAAATGCTTACGAAAAAGTTTCATCCACTTGCCACGGTCTTCCACCCTCGCCACGACCAGTTCATCCAGCGTATCGGTACAGACCAGGGTAGTGACGGTGACGGGCTTTTTTTGCCCCTGCCGCCAGACCCTGCCGATACTTTGCTCTTGCTGGTCCCTCGACCACGGTGGTTGCAGAAAACACACCGAATTGTATGTATTTTGAAGGCCGTCGATGCCATGTGACATCGACTGTATCTGCGCCCGCATGATGTTGTCGGGCAACTCCTCAAGCTGAACAAGCTGTTCGACAAATTCATAGAAGATAATCCCCGGCTCACCCTTCAAACCCTTGGCCCAATAGAGCGCGGCGTCGGCTCTGGCCGTGTCGAGCGAGGTTGGCGGTCCAGCGTCACCATAATAGAAGCCAGACGCGATCTGGCGTAGGACGCCCGACTTGACCGCTTGGTTCGCGGCCTCACGGTCCTCGACCACCATGTGCTTTTTCATGTCGTTGTAGATTTCCCGCGTTTCCGCTGGCATATCGAATTTTATGACGCTCTCACGCAGAGGTGGCAGTACCTTGGCCTTGT